CCAGCAGTTCAACCTGATGGAGGCCATCCAACCCGCGCTCACGCCGCTGATGCCCGTGTTCGACATCATCGACACCGTGGTGGCGGTCTTCAACTGCGTGAAGGCCATCCCGGACTCGCTCGGACCGCCACCGGATCCGACCGCGCTCGCAGCGTGCATTCCCGAGCTGGCCGAGAAGGTCTCGAAGCTCTTGAAGCTCATCCCGCAGCTCTCGCTGCCGTACACCATCATCGGCATCATCGACCTGGTCATCGACACGCTGAGGCAGGCGCGCGATCAGCTCCTGCACCTGCAGCAACAGATGCAGCAGATCCTCGGGGCCATCGACCGCGCGACCGAGCTCGAGGACGCGGGGCTGATGGCCATCACGAGCTGCGCACAGGCGAACGTCGCGACCGAGGCGGCGAACGTCGGCAAGGCGCTCGCGAGCCTCGGGAAGCTCATCGGCATCCTCAACATCTTCCTCGGCATGGTCGGCGCGCCCGAGGTCCCGGACCTCTCGAACCTCGCAGGACGTCCGCTCGACGAGGTGGTGCCGCCGATCGACGCCATCGTGAAGGCGCTCCAGGACGTGCGCAGCGCCATCCCGGTCCCGTGAGGAGGACACCATGAGCCGCGAAGCCCAGAACCTCCTCATCCCGTTCCGGCGCGACAAGAAGCGCGACTTCGCGGTGGGCAGCGGTGAGGCGCTGCTCGCCTCGAAGGTCCGCCAAGCCTTGCTCACGGAGGGCGCCACTGCGCGCTCGTCGGGGGAGCTGCCCTGGCGTACCAACTTCGGCGCGGGGCTCGCGCTGCTGCGTCACCAGCGCAACGACGCCGCCCTGAAGGAGCTGGCCCGCGTCTACGTGCGCGACGCCCTCAAGCGCTGGGTCACGGGCGCCACCCTCGTGAGCCTCGCCGTCGAGCAGGACGGCCCGGCCCTGACGCTGCGGGTGCGCGTCCGCGAGCGCGAGACCAGCGCGGCAGTGGCCGTTTCGATCGAGCGGTGAGCCCGTCCCCGAGGGCTGGTTCTCCGGAGCTTTGCCTCCCCGGAGGCATCCCGCCGTGGCCACGCTGCCCGAGTCCGTCGACTACACCGACAAAGACTTCGACGCTCTTCGGGCGCGGCTGATCGCGCTCATCAAGAGCGTGTTCCCGGACTGGACCGACTTCGACGTCGCCGGCTTCGGGAACCTGCTCGTCGAGCTCTACGCCTACGTCGGCGACGTCCTGACGTTCTACCAGGACAACCTCGCCCGAGAGTCGCGGCTCGTCACGGCCACACAGCGCAAGAGCGTGATGGCCCTGGCGAAGATGCTCGGCTACCGGCTGCACGGCGCGCAGGCGGCGACCGCCGAGGTCTGGCTCCAGCTCGCCCGCGTGCCGGTCGCCAGCGTGACTTTCCCGGCCGGCACGGTGCTGCGCACGCAGGAGGTCACCGAGCCGGTCCGCTTCCAGCTCCTCGCGCCTGCCGTCATCGCCGCCGCCGATCCGCCGCGCGTACTGGCGCTCGTCGAGAACTCAAGGGCGCACACGCAGCTCTTCGACGCGCGCGGGCTCGCGGACCTCGAGCTACACCTCGACTTCGCGCCGTACCTCGACGACTCGGCCATCGTGTCGACGCCGCAGGGCGCGTTCACCGAGGTCGACAGCTTCCTCGACTCGCGGCCCAACGACCGGCACTTCGTCGTCGCCGTCGACCAGAACGACCGAGCCACGCTGCGCTTCGGGAACGGCGTGAGCGGCATGCCGCCGAGCGGCACCGTCTCGGTCACTTACAAGACCGGCGGCGGCAGCGCGGGCAACGTCGACGCCGAGCGCATCGCCGTCATCGAGGGCGCCTTCAAGGACGCCTACGGCAACGCGGTGCAGGTCAGCGTGCGGAACCCCGCGCCCGCGTCAGGTGGCGCCGACAGGCAGACCGTCGCGTCGGCGAAGCTGCTGGCGCCCGAGAGCCTGCGCGCGCTCACCCGCACCGTCGCGCGCGAAGACTTCGAGATCAACGCGCGCCGCCTCTCCGGCGTCGCCCGCGCGCTCATGCTCACCTCGAATGAGGACCCGACCATCGCCGAGAACACCGGCATCCTCTACGTCATCCCGCAGTCCCAGGCGCCCGGGCCGATGCCCACGCCCGCGCTGAAGAACCTCGTGCTCCAGCAGGTGACCGAGGTCTACCCGTGCACGCTCACGTTTCAGGTCAGCGTGCAGGACCCGGTCTACAAGCTCGTCGACGTCGCCGCGCGCATCTTCCTGCGCCAAGGCTACGCAGCCAACGACGTGCGCGACCGCGTGCGCGCGAACCTCGCCGCGTACTTCCGCGTGAACGAGCCCGACGGGACGCCGAACCCACTCGTCGACTTCGGCTTCAACATCAAGGACGCAGAGGGCAACCCGGTCGGCGAGATCGCCTGGTCGGACCTCTTCAACGTCATCCGCGACACGCCCGGCGTGCGGAAGATGGGCGACTCGCGCCTCGACCTGACGCTCAACGGCCTGCCCGCTGACGTGCGCCTCAACGTGCGCGAGTTCCCGGTTCTGCGGACCGTGACGCTGACCAACGGCGACACGGGGGAGCTGCTCTGATGACGATCCTCAACCCCAGCTTCGAGGACGCGGGCGCACTCCCCGGCGAAGCCGAGCATTGGACGCTCTCGGCGGTGACGAGCCTCGAGGCAATCGCCGGCTTCGGCGCCGCGCCCGAAGAGGCGTGGGAGGACTTCGAGCGCTGGTTCGACCTGCTCGACTCCATAGACGACGTCGTCGTGGTGCTCGCGTTCTTCGACAGCGCCCTCAAGGGCTACGAGGAGTTCGAGAGCGGCTGGGCCAACGTCGTCTACCTCTACGACCTCCCGCCCGCGCAGCTCGTCACTGCCACCTTCGACGGACTCGCCGCCGAGGAGTGCGAGACGGGATGGAGCAATGTGCCCTACGCGCGTGAGTGGGCCGATGTGGTCGCCGCGACGGGCGTCTTCGACGGCGAGCCGCGCGAGGACTTCGAGGACCAGTGGCGCAGCAACCAGCTTTACGCCTGGACGTGGGCGGCCGTGACCTCGAGCGCCGCGATGTTCGACGCGGGCGCCCAGGCCGTCGAGGACTTCAACAACGGCTGGACGAGCATGACGACGCTCTGAGGAGACAACGATGGCCGAAGCAGACTGGACTTACCTCAACGACGGGCTCGACATCGCGACGGTGGACCGGGGCGTGACCGCGGGCATCGCGCGCCCTCCGGGCGGCGGCAGCTTCCTCTACGCCTTCAACTCGCTCGCGGCGGTCGAGGGTGCAGTGGGTCTCTTCGCCAACCTCGCCAGCTTCGCGCCGATGGCCAAGGGCGGCTCGATTCGCGGCGTCGTGCAGCGCGGTCCGGGCGGCGGGCCCACGGGCTTCTCGCCGTTCCTGTTCCTCTGCTGCCAGGGGAACTCGGTCAACGACAGCGCGTACCTGCTCGGGCTCTCGGACGACGATCCGCACCGCATCGTGCTCCGCAAGGGCGCGGTGACGGTGGGGCTTCCCACGGCGGACGGGCCCGGCGTGCTCCTCAAGTCGGCGGCCTCGTTCGCGCAGGCGACGTGGGTTCACCTGCGGCTCGATGTCATCGTGAACACGAACGGCGACGTCGTCCTCAAGGTCTTCCAGAACGACCTCGCGCTGCATGCACTCGGGACGCCGCCCGACTGGCAGCCCGTGTCCGGGATGGTGGAGTTCATCGACGACCACCTCGGCATCAACTCCGGCTCGCAGCCGCTGACGTCGGGGCGCGGCGGCTTCGGCTTCTCCGTGAAGGACGTCACGCGGCGCGCGTACTTCGACCACCTCGAGCTGTTCCGGCAGGTGTGAGCGATGGCGCTGACCGCGTTCACCAGTCGCCTCGGGCGCGGCCAGGGGCGACTCGCGACGCCGAAGGCGACGGGGGGCGAGTACGCGTTCGTCCTCGGCGACGCCGAGCCTGGGCGCCTGTTCGAGCTCGTGCCCGGCGACCACGCCGAGGTCACGCAGCAGACGGACCTCACCGGCGTGATGCTGCTGCGCGCGCTCCTGCGGCTGCGCGTGCCCGCGTCGACCCCTCCGGGGCTCGCGTGGGAGGCCAGCATCCTCGTCGATGGCACCAAGCTCGCGGCCACGCGCGCCAAGCCCGGCCGCGAGCGCCTCGTCACCGACCTCGCCGCCAACGTCTCGAAGCTGTCGGGATTGCACACCATCGGCGTGCGGCTCGAGCTGGTGACCGCGTGAGGAGCCCGGCATGAGCACCCTCGAGCTGCCTACGCTCTACGTCGACTCGGTCGCGCTCGTGGTGACGACGCCGAGGCTCGTGCTCGTGAACCGCGATCCGAGTCCCGGTGAGACTGGGGTGCCGATCGAGGCGACCATAGCCCTCGAGCTGGTCGACACCGGAGCGGACGGCGTCGACCGCGCCTCCGCGCACGTGTGGGTCGACGGCGTCCTCGCGTTCGACGGCAGCGCCTTGCCTGAGCTCGCTCCGGCCTTTGCGGGCCCGCTCGCCGGCGTCACACAGACGGCGGACACGCTCCGCGTGGTGCTGCACCCGGTGGTGCCGCTTGCGAGCCTGGCCACGGTCCACGTGCGCGTGCTCGCGCAGACGGTAGGCGGTGCGGCCTCGCTCGACGAGGTGTACTCGTTCGTCGTCGAGGACCGGACCGCGCCACGCGTCGTCGGCGCGCAGGCGCTCGCACCGAAGACCGTGCGCGTCGCGTTCGACGAGTCGGTGCTGGTCCCGAGCGGGGCGATGTTCATCCTCACGCCCAAGGCCGCGCCGGCCGTCTCAGTCGCGGTCGTCGGTGTGAGCATCGAGGGCAGCGTCGCTCTCCTCGCGCTCGACACCGAGATGACGCCCGACGTACTCCACGAGGTCGTGGCCATCGGCGTGACGGACCTCTTCGGCAACGCCGTCCTCGGCCCCTACGACCGCGCGAGCTTCACCGGCTTCCGGCCCGCGCGCCCTGCGACCCGCCGCTTCGACCTCTGGCGCATGCTGCCGAAGCACAACCGGCGCGACGACCACACCGGCGACCTCTTCCGGTTCATCGCCTGCCTTCAGGAGGTCACGGATCTCCTCCTCGCGGACGTCGATCGCTGGCCCGACATCTTCGACCTCGAGCGCGCGCCGGAGGCCTTCGTGGACCTCATCCTGCGCGACCTCGGCAACCCGTTCCCGTTCGAGCTCGACGCGATGGGCAAGCGACGCCTCGCGTCGGTGCTGGTCGAGATGTACCGGCAGAAGGGGACGGCCAAAGGCATCCAGAACGCGATCCGCTTCTTCCTCGGCATCGACATCTCGGCCATCTCGCCCTTCAACGCCGACACGCTCTACCTCGGCGAGTCGCTACTCGGCGTCGACTGGGTGCTCGGCCCCTCCGACCGCTTCGCGCGCTACGCTTTCAACGTCGAGGTCGCGCGCATCCTCACCGACCGCGAGCGCCAGCAGCTCCGCGCCATCGTCGAGTACCTGAAGCCCGCGCACACGCACTTCGTAGACCTCGTCGAGCCGCTGCCGCCCGTCGTCCCGAACCACTGGGAGCTGGGCCTCAGCGATCTCGGGGAGACGACAGACCTGCACTGAACAGTTCCTCGCGGCCACGGGCGTCCTTCGGTACCGTGGTGGCGAATGGCAGACGCGCTTGGACCGATCTACACGAAGGGCAAGTCCTACCGGGCACGCGCCGAGGCGCGACAGCGCGAGTACCGCACCTCGCTCGGTGTCCCGCATGGGAGCTACGGGCACTTCCTCGCTCAGGAGGCGGCCGACGCCGGTCGAAACTTCGTGCTGCCCGAGTCGTTCCAGGCGGCTCGCGCGCGCCAGAGCGCCGGCAAGGGAGTGGCCCCGCGCACCTTCGAGAACATGCTCTCGAGCCAGGCGATGGCGTTCAACGTGTTCGCGCCGCTCGGTACTCGTCTCGACCTTGCCGCTGAGCTGCTGCGCCCCTTCGTGCCCGGCCTCGCGAGCGTGAAGTCGATCGAGATCGAGCACACGCCACCTGCCGACATCTTCAACGACCAGACCGGACGCGGTGGTGTTGACTGCGACCTCTTCATCGAGGGGACGAACGTCAGCGGCGAGCACCTGGTCCTGGTGATCGAGACGAAGTTCGTTGAGCCCGAGTTCAGCGTCTGCGGCTTCAGGAAACCCGGCAGAGCCGAGAAGGGACAGGAGGTCTGTCCCGACGACGTTCCGGTCCGCGGGGACCGAGCCGCGTGCCTCTACGCCCGGAAGAAGGGCTACGCATACTGGCAGCGCAGCGACGAGCATGGGCTTCTCGCCGACAACGCGCTCGCCGACGCAGGCTGTCCATTCGCCGGTGCTAAGTGGCAGCTCTGGGTGAACCTTGCTCTTGCTTCCCAGGAAGCGAAACGACGCGGCGCCACCGACGTGCGCTTCGCCGTCTGCACCTCGGTAAACAACGACGCGCTGCTCCAAGGCGGCTCGGTGCTCGATTCCTTCCGATCGCTGCTGCGGCGTCCCGAGGCAGTCCAGCTCATCGACCTCGATGCGCTCCTCGCGAGAGTCGAGGTGGTCGCGCCCACGGACCTCGCCCCCTGGGCGAACACGCTCTCGGCCCGGTATCGCGGCATCTGACCCTCGGGCTGTCCCCGGCAGCCACTTCAATCGGCTTTGCCTCCCCGGAGGGCCACGCGCCCGCTGAGGCAAGGACATGGCCGATCGCGTCGACTTTTACTTCCGCCAGCGCGTCACCGAGGCCGAGCTCGACCTCGCGTTGGCCTTGCTCGAGAAAGCCGACCGGGACCTCGCCGCCGACCTGAACATCTACGGCATCGTCTCGGGCGCCGTCCCCGCGCCGCATTCGCCGGTGCCGGACCTTACGGTGGACCTCACCGCGCCCGGGCGGGCCTACGACAACCTCGGTCAGCGCATGTTCTTCGGCACCGGCCAGACGGTGGACTGCGCCGTCGACCTGGTGGGCATCCCGACCGACGTCGCGACGGTCGGCAACGAGCGGTGGCTGGGCATTTTCCTCCGTTTCAAGCGCCAGCTCTCCGACCCGCGCACGGACGGCAACTCGCAGCAGGTGTTCTTTCGGCGCGACGAGTCGTTCGAGCTCGTGGTGCGGCAGGCCCCCGAGGGAGCCATCGGCGTCGCTCCGAAGCCCGCGCTGCAGGCCGATGAGCTGCTCCTCTGCGACGTGCGCCGCCGCCCGGGGCAGACGCAGATCCTCGTCGCCGACCTCGACACCTCGCGCCGGCAGGCCTTCATCTTCGCGCAGGGCACCTCGGTGGCCGTGACCACCGGGACGTGGAGCATCCTGCAGCCGCTCGCCGCGACGGTGCAGGCGGCGTTCGACGAGGCTGACGCCGAGCTGCGCGACCATTTCACGGCGGTCGCCCGGCGCCATGCGGCGACCGCGATCGACTACGCGCCGCACGGGTTCGTCGGCGCGGGCAACGTGCAGGCCGCCGTCGACGAGCTCATCGACGACCTCGCGACCGGAGCGGTGGGCAGCTCCGGTGCCTCGCGCGTCGGCGTGGATGCGGCGGCGGGCGCTCCCAACGCGCTCCCTGCAGGCTCCGTGAAGAGCCAGCTCGCGCAGCTCCTCGGCTTCCTGAACACGCACGTGAGCGCGCCGACCGGTGCGCACAACGCGGCGGCCATCGCGGCGACGCCTCACAACAACGTCGCCGGCACGAACGTCCAGGCGCAGCTCCAGGAGATCGTGACAGACCTCGTCGCGACCGGTGCAGCGTCGCCGGGCGCAGGTCTCGTCGGCGTCGATGCCATCGCGGGCGCGCCAACGGCGATCGCTGCGGGCACTCTGCGCGCAGCGCTCGTGGCGCTGCTCGGCGGGCTCAACGGCCATGTGAACCAGGCGAGCGGCGCACACGCCGCGAGCGCGGTCTCGGTCGCTGACGCGGGCGCGAACCTGAACGCCACGAACGTCGAAGCGGCGCTCGCGGAGATCCTCGACGCGCTCGAAGGCGACCACTTCAAGGGCAACGAGGCGAACGCCGGTCAGCACCGAAGCATCCGCATCCCGCCGCTCGGCGGAACGAAGGCGCTCATCCTCGACTCGAACGCGGCGGGCACGTCCGCGACCCGCTTGCGCATCTACGCGGACACCGACCAGGTGTGGTTCACGTTCAACGCTTCGTGGGACGGCACGCAGTGGGTCCGTGACGCGAGCGGCACGTACTGCGGCGGCTTGCGTCTCGCCCGCTACTTCGTCGAGTTCATCCACGAGGACTCGTTCGCCGCCACCTTCACGACGTGGACCCGAACGTGGCGTCTGCCGATGAGCAACACCGTCAACTCGGCCTTCGAGATGACCGGCACCGTGCGCGAGACCGGGCGGCTCGGCATGGAGTTCACGAACTCCTACAACGCCACGCGCACCGTCGCGGGCGGTGGGGGCGTCACGTTCCGCAACCGTTTCCCCGCAGCGCCGTCGTCGATCACGCTCAGCGTGAACAGCTCGGGCGGCTTCACGGGCACGCCGAGCACCGCCTACGCCGACCGCGATGGCTTCGGCTTCTGGAGCTACCAGTCGCTCGCAGCCGCCGCGACTGCGTACTGGTTTGGCTCGTACACCGCGGTCGCATGAGGACAACCATGGCCATTCAGGAGATCACCAGCACCGAGGTCGTTCAACGCTGCGCCAAGTGCGACCGCGAGAATCGCATCGCGCTGAGCAGCATCGACGTGGGCATCGAACGCGACGACCAGGTCGACGAGAGCGTCATCCCGCTGCCCGAGTGCCCAACGTGCCACGCACGAGAGTTCCTCCTGCGTTCGCCGGTGGACGAGCAGGAGTACCCGGGCCCGCAGGACAGCCCTGGCCGTCTCCATCGGCTCATCGTCGACGAACTGCACGCCGAGCTGGTGAAGAAGGGGCGCGTCATCGAGCGGCTGAAGAGGGACGTCGGCAAGGTACTCACGCGTCCGATCGCCACCGAGGCGCGCGCGTCGCTCTTCAAGGACGGCCTGAAGCTCCCGGCGCGCGCCGTCGAGACGCTCCAGGGGAAGGAGCCAGGACGATGAGCGGCTTCATCGTCGGCGGCGTGGCGGTCTGCGCGCCGGGCCTCGTCGTGCGCAACTTCGCCGAGGACGCAGTCCATCGCTTTCCCTCGAAGGGCAAACGAGCGCGCGCGGTCGAGCTCGTCATCCACGAGACCGTCACGCGCAGCGTCGACTCGACCATCGCGGTGTTGAAGAAGCGCGGGCGCAGCGTCCACCTCGTGATGGGCGCGGACGGCGCGCTCACGCAGCACGGCGACCTTGCGACGGACATCCTCTGGCACGCGAGCCAGCACAACGGTCCGTCGTTCGGCGTCGAGGTCGTGAACCCCTACTACCCGAGCTACCTCAAGCCGGGCCTGCCGTGGGACCGCGTCATCAAGGCGCCGTGGGCGCACAAGGGTGAGTACGTCCTGCCGACACCCGCACAGGCGGAAGCGGTCGCCGCGCTCGTGCGCTGGACGACGAGCGTGCCCGCGCCGGGCATCGCGGTGCCGCGCGCGTGGCCGGGGCTTCGGGACGGTCGCTTCGCATTGGGCCTCGTGCCTGCTGCCGCAAAGGCGCCGCTGCCGGGCGTGCTCGCGCACCAGTACTTCGGGCACGCCGACGGCTCGATGCTCGTCCTCTACGCGTGGCTGCGCCTCGAGGTCGGGCTCGCACCGGACGTCGCGTTCGAGGAAGCGGTGAAGCGCACGACCGGCGTCCGCCGTGCCGACGTTCGAGACCTGCTGCCCACGCCCGCCGTGGCCTGACCAAGAGGAGAGACGGATGGACACCTTCACCAGCGTTGCGACGTGGCTTCAGGCGACCGGCCCCTACGGACTCGTCGCGGTGCTCGGCTGGGCCTTCTGGCGCGTGAACGAGAAGAAGGACGCGCAGCTACGCGAGCTGTTCGACAAGGTGGCCGAGATGGGGCGCGTGCAGACCGAGGCCGTGACCAAGGTCGAGGCCGCGCTCGTCGCGCTCAAGGACGCCATCGAGGACCTGCACGACAAGGCTGCGTGAGGACAGCGCGCGGACTTCTCGCGAGGTAACGCGGGCTTCCGTGCGCCGGTCGATTTCTCGCTTCTTCGCCTTGGAAGGTCGCCAGAAGGAAGCCTGTATGTCGTCGCGAACGGGGCGCACCGCATGAACCACCCCGACGGAGACGACGACATGAAGGTGAGCGAGCTGATCGAGCTCTTGGAGGAGCAGGACCCGGACGCCGAGGTCCTCGTGATGTCGCAGCCCAACTGGCCGTTCGAGCTGGGCCTCGCAGGCGTGACGACGCGCGAGGAGATGCTCCGCGCCGATCGCGACGAGGACGGCGACGACGGCGACGAGCCCCGCCTCGAGCGCGGCACTGCCAAGAGCGACGTCTTCCTCGTCGAGGGGGAACAGCTCCGCTACGGCTCGAAGGCCGCGTGGAGCGTGGCCACGCGTTGAGCGCGTTCGCGGTTCCCGGCGAGGTCGATTCTTCACGGAATGACCTTGCTGGGGGCGCGAACGGAAGCCTGTATGGCGAGGCGATCAACGCGGAGGACGAC